AACTCTCGTCCGTCGCCGTGCCACCAAGGGCATCCCTGACCGTCTCTACAGCTTGCTCCATTGTTGTGACCGGTGCAGCATTTGAAATCGTCCATGGATCACTAGCCTTTTCTACTGGAATGTATTGCTTTGATGTATCTGCCATCTTCGCTTTGGTTTCTTGGATTGTCTGACTTACCTGAGCCTTTGAAGCAACTTTACTCATTTCTTCCCTAGAAGCCCTTTTACCTTTTGTGGCGTATCCAGCATTAGCAAGAGCGCGCCCAATTGCAGATGTTTCACAATTCTCCAGCGCAGAGGTCGCATTAACTCCTCGACCTTGTACAGTTTCCTCGGCAAGTCCTGTAGTCCAAGGACGCGCATCAGCTTCAGTTCGAAAGATAGATGCCAGCACAATAAATCTGCTTGGGCTTGCTTCGAGCATCTGTGTATGTATTTGTCCATCTTCGTAATCCTTCCAAAACTTAATAAGTCTTTCTTCAACCGTTTCGTAGTCATCAAGATTAAACATAGAGTTCATTCTCCTCAGTATGTAATTGACCGGCTATGGCAACGTACGCTGCGAGGTCGATGTAAGTGTCTGTTTTAGCAGTTTCCATTGATCGTGCGACTTTGACCAATGCCATACACATTGCCACCTGATAATCTGTAATTGGCATTTCGAGGTATGAAGCCCAGAGTGCGGCTGTCCTTTGCATATTGTCTGAAGGGTGACCGTAATCAAGTCCTCGTTCTTGGATAGTAGCTCGCGCTTCGTTGAGGTAGTCACGGGCGTTCATCGATTAGCCTTGAGTTGACGTTCACGATCTTCGTAATGGCGACGTACTGCCATCCTGCCTTCAACCTTGCCGTCTGAGTTTCCTGCGTAATATCCGACTCCATAGCATGTAACTGCTGCTAGGAATATCAATACAATTTCGTTCATGTTCAGCCCTTTCTGTAGATGTAAAACAAACTCTACATTAGGCGATGGCGACAACCTCCGTGTTTAGATAACGAAATGATAACGATTTCGTCAACCGTCTCGTCCCCGAGGTCAGGTCTAGCGAACCCTTCCATAGACCTTACCCTGCACGATAAACGTGCCGTTCTTCTCGATGTTAATTATGTCCACTTGCACGTTGATTCCCTTGACATACATGATTGCAAAGGCTTGCTGCCAATTAGCCGTTCCACGGGTGTATGAGGCTTGCCTAAAGTCCATGAGATTACCTACCTCAACACCGTGTAAAACACGCCCTAAACGCCCTCCAGAGGCTTCTGTGAAGGCACTACGCCCTGCTCTGTGAGTATGTCCTGAGATGACGTTCTTCCCATGCCTACGGGCTGCCTCAAGGGCTGAGAGCCCACCTAGTTGCTTGATGGGAGTATGGTCGCCGTGGACTGCAATCCAGTTGGGAGCGATAGCCATTGGGTTCTTGTGAAAGGTAATGCCAAGCTCATCAAACTTCATGAACTTCTCAAAGCGTAACTCTGGCAATGACAAGAATGAGGGTATTTTCTTCATGATGATGTTGTAGAGCCGGTCTGTGTGATTAGATCGTATGCAATCGGTAACGCCCAGTTCCCACAGCAGCTGAACGCATCGGTCTCGGTCATCGCCAAGAGTCTGCTCATACGCTTGAGGCGTACCTTCAGACCACTTGCTGATGGTTTGAAAGTCAATCTCATCGCCTATGGTGACAGTCTGGTCTGGCTTGAATGTCGTCAGAAACTTAGCGATGTTTCGAGTGACATGCTCATCCTCGAATGGGACTTGTAAGTCCGAAAGTATTACAATTTTCTTAATCGTCGTCCTCGTCATAGTCGTTGTCGCCTATCTTCTCAAGTGGCTTAACTGGCAATATCCAATCAGGATAAGACTCACGATCTAAGAGCAACCAAAACGCCATGTCTGTAGAGAATCCGGCTTTGCGAAGGCTTGTGTAATAAACGTGCAGAGCAATGCAATATTGGTCTAAAGCTGAGTACGCATCGAGGTCAATGACCTTTTTGGTTCTTGCCATAGGATAAGTGTTACTTACCTAACATCTCGATTATTGTATCGACACGCGTTTCTAAACGATTGACTTGGTCTTTAATAGATGAGCCGCCGTTGGGCTTAAGTTCTGTGAGGTAATGCTTAATCATGAACTGTGTGTAAGTTGCCACGCCACCAAGGACTGTGATTACTCCTACAGCCCAAGCTGCGAGGTCAACTGGACTCATCGCTTAGGAGTTGCGTATCCGAATACGCCAGCCAAGACTGCCCATAGAACAGAACGATAATCGAGAGCAAAGTTAGATGCACCCCAAGCTGCTAGGAAAGCACCTGCTGTAAGTATTGCTGGGTTCTTCATGTTCATTGTGTGCCGCCTATCATTGGGATATTAAAGAACGAGCCATCTGCATCGCCCTTCTTAGTGAAAGAGATATGGCAATGATGGTCATGCGGATTGATTCCAGAATACTTGCGCCAGCGCCACCCCATGCGAGGGGAAGCAATCTTTCCTGCGAATATGATGTAAGCAATTCTTTTGTCAGACTTTGCGCAGAGTCGAATCTGATCCGCAAGGTCAGGCATGAGGTCAGGCTTTTTCTTTCCAGATAAATCCCTGTCAATATCAATAGCTCTGACGATGTTTTTTGCATCAGGATTGTGGTCAGAAGGACGTGCTGAATGACGAGTGTCGCCAATCCATCCATCCGAGGTTGTATCTCTACTTGGGTAACTATCATCTACTTGCAGCCTTAACTGTTGTCCGGCTTTACAGAGCTTGGGTGTGTTCGGCATTGCTGCACTCCCATTGCTTTTTATCGTTTAGCAATAATTCTTCATGACCGCATTGAGGCATGGGTGCAATAAACGCATCATCTACTGAATCGTATGTATAACCGAGTCCTGCATAGTTGTAGCGAATTTTGCCATTGTAAGAAGTACGAATACAGGTTTGACCTCTAAACTCTGAATACCAATCTTCAGGTGTTTTGCCCTCAATTAGTTCAGTTTCATCAATGCCGACAATAACTTCTGTGACGATGTTGAATTCATTAAGAAACGCGTAATGTGCCATTAGACAGTCACCGTACCTGTTCCACCCGTAAATTGATAAACTCTGAAACCTGCTCTGCTAGGCTGAGTGTAAGTTAATCCACCGCTAATTGTAGTTAAAGCTGGATAAGTATCTGGATACGCGATTATGACTATGCCAGATCCGCCGGCTCCGCCGCCGCCACGCTGTGGATCACTGTCTGCTGCACCAGCTCCGCCACCACCGCCGCCAGTATTGGCACTGCCAGCTGAACCGCTGTTATTGTTTGCTCCGCCAGCTCCGCCACCACCGGCTCCACCGGCCGAGCTTGTGCCATTCTTGCTACCGCCAGCTCCGCCGCCGCCACGCGTAGTTGCTGTGCCGTTAATTGAATTAGAAACACCAGCACCACCTGTGCCGCCCGCTGTGGAGCTACCTGATGCTGAATTATTTCCTACTGCACCGGCTCCGCCGCCGCCACCGCCGCCGGTTTCCCCTGCAACTGCGACGCCGCTTATTCCACCAGCAAAACCTTGATTGGCAGTTCCTGCTGCTGCTGTCGCTTGTATTCCGTTACTATTTCCCGAAGAACCACCACCAGAACCACCAGATCCGCCAGCGACGGCAGAACCACCACCAAATTTCGAGCCTAAGCCGCCGCCAGTAGATGTAATTGATCCGCATATTGAATTACTACCTTGAAATCCGTTTCCTCCGGCTTGGCCACCAGCACCGGCTCCCCCAGCTCCACCGGCTCCAACTGTTACAGTAAAAGATGTTCCTGGCGTAAATTTAGACTCTGCTGCTGCGCCGCCGCCAGATGTTCCTGTTGATGTTCTATAACCACCGGCTCCGCCGCCGCCGCCGTCATAGTTACCCGCTCCACCGCCGCCGCCTGCAATAACAAGGAAGTCCATTGTTAAAGCTGCAATTTTATCCCCGTAAAGTCCAGATGTAATCGCACCAATCATTAGGCAATACCACCGGCAACGTACCAAGTATCTGTTGCTGTCTTAATGCAGACCGCTGTCTTGTATTGAGCCAAGGTTGGAGAAGCTGCAACTGCACCGGCTGAGAGAACTGTGGTTGTGCCTGATGTGACTGCGCTGATCGTGCAGAGTCCAGCACCCTTGTTAAGGACTGTGATTGCTGTGCCTACTGGGAAGGCTGCTGAGGCATTGGTAGGAATCTTAAACGCGACTGCTGTTGCCTTATTCATAGGCACAAGCACCTGATAGGCATCGTCTATGACGGCTGTGTAGTCAACTGTAGCGTCAGCATCAACTGTGAAGGTCACAAGACCATTAAACATTGCCGCTGTGAGAATGTCTCCAGTCGTGCTTGGAAAGCCTGTTGCCATTTATATCTCCTAGTAAGTCATTGCGCTCACGCCAATTATACCGCGTTCTGCGCTTCCGATGATGAATCCATCAACGATGGGCTCAAGTGTTGTAACTGTGCATTGCATTGCGTTTGGACTGATTTCCCACCTAAGCCCCTGCACTTGCAAGGTCTTGACAATAGTAGAACCGTCAGGCTGGATATTGGATATTCTTACATTGGTAAAATAGTCCAAGCCAATTATTGTGTCAGTTGGAACTGCTGGGTCTAGTAGATCAACAGTCATGGCATCGATGCGGATAACCGTCTCGGCTCTCGTAGCCACATAGGTTGCGGCTATATTCAAGGCATTGGCATCTGTATCAATAACCAAGTCCTGTGCGCTGTATTGATGAGGGAAATACTTAGCAATGCTTGCTGCGTTCTGATAGACCTGAGCTGTGCCGCCTATGCGCTGCATACTTGCTGAGTTGATGATGAGCTTGTCATCAAAGGTAAAGACCACGTTACGGTAAGGGATACCGCCGGTCTGATTAAACTCAATAGGAGTTCCAGAGATAGATGAAGCAACCTCATTGCGGCTCTTGAATATGGCTGTACCTGAGCCGTCAATATAGAACGCACCTTGCTCTGAGAACTCCACATTCTTGATTGCTGCTAAAGATGTGCGAAGTGTGGCTGGGTCAGCCTGACAGAGTGACTGTCCTGTGCTGATAGTTCTCATGCTGTTAGGAAATTGAACCTGATCTAGTATCTTGCCAATGCGTGTTCCGGTTGCCTGTCCTGCACCTGAATCTGCAACTGTCGCAACCTGAGCCAAGTTAAACAAACGGAAAGCATCGGCAGCGTATATGTCCACATAGCCCATCTGCTCGGCTTGGTCATAGAAGTATCGATACTCTGTTGTATAGCCTGAGAACAAGAACTCCTGCGCTGTATCTGTTGTAGCTGATACACGAATTTTGCGAAGTGGTACAAGGTAAGGGTAGAACTCAGAACTTGTGTTTTGTGGATTCCATTGAGAAGTAGGATCGATGATTCTTATGACTGCTGTGCCAGCTTCATAAGTATCTGACTGGACATTACGCCCATGGTCAATGGTTATGTTACGGACTTGCGGAGTAAGGTCAATGATTGGCAATGGGACTGTAGAACCTGCAAGTGTGCCAGTACCTAGAACTCCATACTTAGCATCGCCAATCGTGAAGGGATAGCCGAATGTCGCACCCGAGGAGAAGTCGAAGGATACCGAGATGCTTGCTGGTAATGCCATGGTTAACCGCCGCTTACTCGGTCAACGAATGATCCAATACCTGAAAGGGAAGAATTTTGAAGTGATGATGCAACTGCTTTGCCATCGATTTGAACAACAACCTGAATCGGCCCTGTGAGGTTTGACGCTTCTTCAGCTCTGCGGAAGTTGCCAGGTTGTGTTCTAGGGAATGCTCCAACTGCAACGTTAGTCGCTGGGACACTACCTGCTGACTGATTTATCACGCTACTCATGAAATCTGTACCTGAAGGAGTTGCACCAGTAGTTTTTGCTATTGCTGCTGCTTTCTTTGCAAGTTCATCAAGATAGGCTGACCATGCTGTAAAAGGGTTCTTTGCATCTGGAAGGTTTGAAAGGTACGCGGATAGCTCTTTACTTAATCCCTGAGACTTGGCAATTTCGCCAGCAAGTTTGGTTGCTTCTGACACATTGCCAGTAAGTAAAGCGAGCTGAAGTCCAACGCGCTTACGATCTTCCTCAGATAATTGACCCTTAAGTGCTGCAATGAGTTGAATCTGCTCAAGGTCAAAGATTGTGCCAGCCTTCTTAAGCGCGGCTTGCTTCTTCTGCTCTGCTGTAAGAGCCTTTTGAGACTTTACTTGCTTAGTCTGCAAGGCTGCTAATTCTTTGGCTCGTTTGGCTGCTAAGGCTTCTGCTTGACGCTGCTGGGCTGTGCGAGCCGCTGTACCTGCTGGAGATGCTGAACGATTAGTTGTTGGCTGTGCGCCTTGTCGCATGACATCAACATCGCCACCGGCTAGAAAGTTTGTGTAGCCTTTACGGAACTTTTCAACAAGTCCGATAGCAGTACCCAATACCTTTATTACATTGCTTGTAGCTGTTGCAATGTTGGTGATTGCTTTTGCTGCATCGCTTGCTTCTGTGCCGCCGCCTACGCGAGCAAAAGCATCGATGAGACCTTCACCAATTATCTCTTGAGCGTTACCTGTAGCTACTGCTAAGACTTCCATCTTGTAAGAGGTTGTGGTTAAGTAATCTTGAGCTGCGCCGGCTGAACGGGCAAGCATGATTCCTAGAATTTCATTGAATGACTTGGTTGTAATCTCTGCTCTAGTCAAGCCTGTGTTGTACTTGATTAAACCTCTGGTGATTCCTACATAGCCTTTGCCTAAATCCGTTGCGACTGTGGCTAAATCTACGCCACTTGCTCGGCTAATTTGAATGGCATTGTTGAGAAGCTCTTGAGACTTGGTTAGTGATCCGGTAGTTGTCAATAGACCTTGGAAGGCTGGACGCAAAACGTCATCTGCAATAGCCGCGCTTTGCTCTAGGTTGGCGATAAAGTCTGTGACCTTAGTCTGAGAAAATGAAAGCCCTAGGTTGTCTACTGCCGTGGCTAGTCGATTGGCTGCTGCTTCATCTGCTGCAAAAGCCTTAACTGCTGCTTTGCCGTAGGCCGTCATCGCGGCTGCGCCAAGTGTTAGCCCTAAAGCTCTGCCTAGTGACTTGACTGATTTACTAAGTTTAGTAACGCCCTTGTCAGCCTTGTTAAGCCCTGTTGAGTCAAGAGTAGTGGCAATGCGGATTGCTAAATCTGTCATACCTGCCATTAGTCTTTGCTCCTTGCTCTAAATGTTTTACTTCCTGCACCTTTGCTGGCGACAACAACTGTATTGTTAGCAGCTTGAATAGCCTTTACAACGGCTGCTGTAGTTCTGCCTTGATCCTCAGCCCATGCTCTAAACATAAGGCGACCCTTAGTCTTGTGAGTTCTGCGCCCTGCTGTATTGGATTGCTGGCTATCAACCAACGGTGGAAGGGAATCAAGGAATTGTCTGCCAGCATTAGGGTTAGCAGATTTATTGACATCTCTACCGCCTTGGAATTCTGTGATGAATTGACCGCCACGATACTTCTTAACTCGCTGCGCTGCTGGTAATCCTTGCGCGTTCTTACGCCCTGCTGTCTCGTAGATTGCACCAGAAGCAGACTTGTTAAAGATAGTTGCAAGGCTTCTAAAGCCTCGCTTGTTAGGCTTAGTTGGAGTTGTTGAGTAACCCAAGCCCTTTTTAATGATGCCAGCGTTAAAGGCTCGATACTCCCACTCGCCAACAGGATTAGCCCAACCGCTAAGAGGAGACTCTGAAGGCACGAACCCACGCGCACGATTAACAACCTTGCGCAAGTGTCCAGCAATCTCTTTCTGGGTTTCCTTGGCTAAGTCTGGGGTGTATTGCTTTAAGGCTTTCCTAAGAGCTACGGCGTTGTCTAGCTCGACTGGCATCGCTTCGCTCCTTCGCTATATCCCTGAGGACTTCTATATGTGCCTTAAATGCTAATGCCGGAAGTTCGACAATAGTGTGAAACGGAACTCCATACTCGTAACTCAGTCGAGCTGCGAGATAGGTGAGGGAGTTCCGATCTACCCTAAAGGGTCAGATTCCAACACTTCCACACTTTTCAGCGTTTCTAGGAACTGTTCCCCGAAAGGTTTGACTGTTTCACCCGAACGTCTAATTGCTTCCCAGCAGAGCCAATAGACATCAGATTGTTTCTGATCCTCTATCAGCGCCTTATGAAAGCCCTTCTTGGCGTATTGCTCGAAGGCGTACTCAATAAGTGGAGTAATCTCGTATTCTGTTACTGAGTTGTCAGCCCTTGTTACCTTTAGCTTTGCCATTTTTTAGCCCCTTAGTTTTTGTTTAGAATGTGCCGGTTGTGGCAACTGCAACAGTACCAGAGACGTTGAATGTGATGCTCTGTGTTGAGAGGTCACCGACTGCGCCGTTGATGTCTGTTGTGTTGTTGATAAGGCATGTAGCTGTATAGAGAGGGTTAGTCGCTGATACTGCTGTTCCCTTAGCCTGTAGAAGCACGATTGGAACGTTAGTTCCCCATGCTGCCTGAAGTGTTGCAAGAACGTTAGCTGATGCTGTGTCGTTCAAGAAGTCGATTGTGATAGATGATGCCTCAAGACCCTTTACGAACTTGTGTCCTGAATCACCCATTGCTGTAACTTCAAGCTCATCGAATGAGCGATTGATAGTTACTGAAGTAACGTGGTCGCTAAGATCAACTGAATTAACCTTTACGCCTACGTTGTTGCTCAGAAATACTGCCATTTAGGTTATTCCTCGTCTTTCTTAGTAGTTGGTTTTGTTTCTGCCTTTGGAGCGCCCTGACCGATTTTAATCAGGAACGCTTCGTTCTCTTTTTCCCATTGTGCTAAATCGGTCATGATTTAACTCCATTCCGTTAGGGTACTGATTGCAATGTCGCAAGTCAGTAAATCTCCGGAAGCGATTGATAGAACGCTTGGTGCGCTCACGCTTCCCACGTTAAATACAATGCTGGAAGCCTCGAGAAGCTGAAACACTCTTAAGATGTCGGTCTCGATTCCAGCAAGGTTGCCCTCGTTGTCTAGCAACGGAACAAGGATAGTAATTGTAAAATTAGCCATAGGCGCAATCGATGTGTAATCGTTATTGCTTGGAACAATGTATGGATCAGCAGGAGTCACGATTACTGAGTTAGCAATAGGCGTGGCAGGTGGAAAAGCAAATACCGAATACTTGGTGTTATCAGTAAGAGCCGAAGCAATGCTAGATCGTAGGGTGGTAATTGCTGGCATTAGCCCACCATAGAGTTAGGGCTCAAATATGGTGCAATTAAGCCGCGAATTCTAGAGATAAGCTGTGAGGACATGGCATACATATTTCCCATTGAGCCATCTGGGTTCATGCCGTTGCCTGAGTTAGTCTGGCGAGCAGTCCAGATTGATACGCAGATCATGAGACTTGCTTCCTGAATTGCTGGAA